CTGGTAATACAAAGCTTTAGGCCAAGGACCATTTAGGGTTTTAAGGCCAATCATTTCATAGTCATTGACGTTTAAAATGGCTACTGGATAGTCCAAACCACCGTTAATAATTGGCACACCGTTTGAATTAGTATTGATACGCACAAAGGCTGAATCAATTTGCAAAGGACGCTGGTAATAAGCGTTGATTGTTTCGCTAGATACGTTTTGGTTAATATTGACCAAATATGTGCCAGCCTCGTTTACATTACCGCCAGCGCCTGTAGCAAATGCAGTAATAGTTGTTCCTGTAGCCACTCCAGCCCCACTTAGCGTCATTCCTAAAGAAATAGCGCCTGATTGGATAGAGCTAATAGTGAGAATATTGCCTGAAATAGAACCAGTGAATATAGAACCGACCTGTCCACCTGGGCCAATAGTATATTGAGTTTGACCTGAAACAATAGGGAATATGATTTCAGTCTTATAGAAGACCATCATATCTTCGTTTGACCACTGATCGATCATATCGTTCAGCATATCAAAAGCATCTTGAGCAGCTTCAGGGGTTGGAGTTTCACCAGCTTCCAAAGCTCCAATATCTTTTAATGCTCTTGAAATGATGTCTATAGGCGTTGTCATGATTAAATCTCAGGTTTAAATACTTGTGGTTGCCATGGAGGAATGACTTTATTTTCCAATGCCTCTAACTGCTCTTGTAATCTAGCGGTAATATGGCATTGACCATCTTTTACTGCCTCGCCCTCAATCCAACCAGCTACCATTTCTTCGGTAACTTGGTCAAAAGGCACTTTTGCAGTTGGACAGTCAAAATACCAATTACCTTCAGTTTCTACTGATTTATCTTCACTTGTAGCTGTGACATGATAACGAGCATGGGTTATCACACCATCTTTAGCAGAAACTTCTAAGATTTTCCAAGTAAACATTATTTAGCGATTGCTGCTGTAAAAGGGGTTAAATCATTAGAGCCGTAATACTCAGCACCTTTTGCAATTTGAATTTCAAGATGAGCTTTGTTACGAGCTACAGTATCAGCCCAATCTGCATCAGTCATATCAGCAGGTTTTCCTGCGTTGATAAGGTTTACAGAATCCATAGCTGCTTTATAGTCTTGTGCTACTTGTTGTTCTTTAGTTATTTCCATTATTTAGCTCCTAGTTGTGCTTCTAATGCGGTTACTTTTGCGTTGAGTTTTTTACCTTTATTCCATGCTGAAATACCTAAAACCCTGTAAGCATGAAGTCCATTTTCTGATACTGTAACCCATTCAAGATTATCAAGATGATTGTTTAGCTTATTGCCATCCTTATGATTTACTTGTGGTTTATTTGATTCATTAGTAATAAAAGCCCTTGCTACTAGTCTGTGAACTGTTTGATTGCTTTTTACACCATCAACACAAAAACTAACAATGTAATAACCTGACTTGCTTTTACCTTGTTTTAAGACTTTTTGTGGCGATTTACGCAAGCCAGTATTTAGGCGGTTATTTACCATGCGTTCAATAGACCGCACATTACCTAAATTGCTGACTTCGTAATGGGTTTCGTAACCAGCGCAAGGATGCCAAATTTCAATCATAAACCAGCCTTTGTTAATCTTGCTTGTAAATCAGTAATTAAAACCTGTTGCTCTTGAATGGCTGCTGTCAATGTGGCAACGAGGAATGAAGAATCTATGGCTTGATAAACAGGATTTCCGTTTTCATCTACGGCATCTTTTTCTCCACTAACACAATCAGGCACAACAGTTTGTAGCTCATGTGCAATAAACCCTTGACCTTTGGATTTATCGCATATCCAGTCGTAAGTTACTGGTTTAAGTTGTGCTACAACAGATAAAGCATCCGTCATAGGCTTAACATTTTCTTTTAAACGATAGTCTGAAGATGTGTTGTAAGCAGTTGAAGAACCATTTGTTGTAATTGTTCCTACATTACCATTACCATTTGTAAAATAAAAATGTTGATATAAACTTGTTGTTGTTCCGCAAGACCTTTGGTCATAGCTTGTTGCACCAATGAATCTACCAGCTACAGTTGAGCTAGGATTTGTAGAACAACCAATAAAAATATCACCATTACCATTAATCCATTGTCTAGGATTACCATCACCATCAGATAACACAATGTAGTTACTTGATGTACGGATGTCTAGACCGCCTTGGTTGCCGTTATAACCACCAAGAATAGTGTTTGAACTACCAGTTGTAATATAATAACCAGAATTATTGCAACCAACGGCTGTATTATTGATGCCTGTTGTTAAAGAATATAATGCTACTCTGCCAAATGCACCATTTGTATATCCAGTAGTTGCTGAATACAAAGATAAATAACCTATAGCCGTATTGCCAAATCCATTAGCTGTGTAACCAGCTTGATAACCAACAAAAGTTTCTTGACCGCCTGTGGTTTCACTATAACCAGCCTGATAACCTACTGCGGTGTTATTAGATGCGGTGGTGTTTAAAGCCAATGCTTCTTTACCAAAAGCAGTATTATAAGACCCAGTAGTGTTAGAATATAATGCACTTAAACCTAAAGCGGCATTTTGCTGACCAGTTGTATTTGAATATAAAGAATAAAAACCAACAGCAGAATTATTAGCGCCAGTTGTATTGGAATATAAAGATTGATAACCTACTGCGGTGTTATTAGATGCGGTGGTGTTTGCTTGAAGTGCTTGTGCGCCTAATGCTGTATTGTAATTGCCAGTAGTATTATTTAATAACGCTTTCCAACCTACCGCATCACAAGCAAAAGCAGTTGTTCCTGCATAACCAGCTTGATAACCAACATAAGCATTAGAACCGCCTGACGAGTTTTCCGAATATCCAGCTTGATAACCTACTGCCACATCTTGACTGCCACCAGCACTATATAAAGCCTGATAACCAATCGCTGTTGTTAAACCAATATTTGAAGAATTGGTATTTATTGCACCATTTCCCAAAGCAGTATTTGTGCTAACACTACCACCACCCTTACCAACAGTAAGACCTGATATAGAAGCGTCATTAGCTAAAGTTAAGCTAGTGCCGTTAAAGGTCATATTGGCAGAATCTACTAAAAGACCGCCTGTGCCGTTGTAGTTAACTCGACCAGCAGTTAGTCCTGAATCTGTAACAGAAGTTGCTGATAGGCTTGTAAATGCGCCTGTATTAGGTGTTCCTGAACCAATAGTGCCAGGTGCGGTATAGGCAGAAGAGGCCAACATTGTGTTGGTTACTGTGCCTGTATCGCCTGTGGTTACAAGATTGCCGTTTACAGCAGGAACGTTTAAAGAGAAGTTAGAGCTAGGATTAGGGCCAACTAGGGCTACCTGACCGCCTGCTGTTGCTTGAAAGACTAATTGACCCATGATTTTTCCTTATGGTGCTATATAAATTACAGAGCCTGTGCTTAAAGCTCCTGTTGATGGATTGAATTTTAACTTAGTTGAAGCAGTATTTAAAGCCTCATTACCACCTGTAGCACTTACAAAAGTAGGGTAGTAGTTAGCATTGGTGCTGGCATCGGCTACGGCTACGTTTGTTGCATTTGTCGCTGTGGTGGCTGATGTCGCTGAAGTAGCAGTCGCTGCGTTACCGCCAATCGAAAGACTTGATGCTGTGCCTGTTAATCCTGTGCCTGCGCCACTAAACGATGTGGCACTTAAAACACCTGTATTTGGCACAAAACTGAGCTTTGTAGAGCTAGTTGTCGCTGCGTTATTGCCACTAGAATTTAACGATAAAACAGGGTAATAAGTTGACGCAGAGCTAGTATTGTCTGTAATCGCAATATTTGTAGCGTTGGTCGCTGTAGTCGCAGTTGTAGCCGAACTTGCCGAACCGCTAATATTGACCGCTAATGAAGTAATTGATCCGCTTGCCGAGTTTAACGGAACTGCGGTAGTGCCAATATAAAGCGAGGAATTACCTAAAACGCCACTAGGAATAGTTCCTGACAAATTACCAGCAGTAAGGCTAGTTAGACTTGCTCCTGAACCGCTAAACCCTGTAGCCGTAAATACGCCAGTAGAAGGGTTGTATTGGAGCTTAGTAGAGCTTGTATATTCTGTTGATAAGTTTCCGCTTGTTTGGTTAGCAAACAAAGGATAACGAGTGCTATTTGTAGTGGTGTCATCAGTTACAGTCGCATAAGAAGTAGGAGTTGTCCAAGTAGGAACTCCTGTGCCACTTGAGGTTAATACTTGGCCTGATGTGCCTGCTGCGCTAATAGCTAGGGCAGATGCCCCTGAATATACAATTCCGCCTGCCACAGCCGTTAAATTAGCGTTTGTGCCACCATTTGCTAAAGCAACTTGTCCAATAATATTAGACGCCTGGATTGATAAATTGCTCTTATTAACGTAAATTGCACCAGTTGATGAATTTACATAAGCAACAGTGCCAATTTTGATTGCATAGCCTGTTGGTGGAATCGTGTTTTGATAATAACCAGCAGAATATGGGGATAAATATAGGGTATCGCCTACTGTATAGCTTCCTGTATTTACACCTTGAATTAAGCCAATAGTGGTTACATAACCAGCCGTTCCTGTAGGAATAGCCTGGTTAGCCAATCCGATAACGTTTCCTGTAGTAAGGCTGTTGGCAATCGCCAAAGCTACGTTTGGATAGGTATATCCGCTACTTGTAGAGGTTATGTAAACAGGCTGACCAATATTGATCGTAGAGCCTGTATTGTTATAAACCTTTAATTGGACCTCTTCTCCAATATGTAAAGTATTGTTTGTGACATCGTTGTAATAAGCTAAAGAATTAACATTGCTGTCATACCATAAGCGACCTGCGTTATAACTTGGCGCAGAAGTCGCTGTGTAAGTCTCATAACTAGAAATCGTAGGTGTTGCCATCGTAACGCTAGTAAGCGTAGAGGCTGTCGAACCCAAACTAATCGATGTAGAGCCAATCGTTATTGAGCTATTAGCCAAATAGCTGTTAGCGATAGGAGTTGCGTTCCAAACACCAGTCGTAACCGTTCCAAGCGTAACTAGGCTTGTAGAGCCTGCCAAAGGCGATGCGCCTACAGTATTGTAAGAAATAGTCTGTGCGCTAGAACCGTTAAAAGTAGTGCCTGAGGCTGCGCCTGAACCGCTATTATTAAATGTAATGCTATTCGTTACAGAGCCTGCGGTAGTTGCCGAGGTAGCTGTGGCAGCATTTCCACCAATAGATAAACCGCTTGCTGTTCCTGTTAAACCTGTTCCAGGGCCACTAAACTGGGTTGAGGCAGTAATAGTAGTGCCACCAACGGTTGAACCGCTAATTGGAGTGCCTGTAATGCTTCCGCCAGTAATAGCCACGTTATTAGCGTTTTGGGTAGACATAGTGCCTAAACCGCTAACCTGGGTATTAGCAATAGCAATAGGGGTCGTTGTTGCGCTGGTAATTTGACCTTGTGCGTTTACTGCGATGACAGGAACTGCGCTTGCAGAACCGTATGTATTGGCTGAAACACCAGTATTTGTAATGCTAAAAGTATTAGAAGCTAGGGTTAACCCTGTGCCAGCAAAATAAGTTGCAGACCCTGAGAACTGAACCCAAGGCATCGCTGTAACGTTTATTGTGCCTGTTTGTGTTGCAGTGCAAACCCAACCTGTATCAGATTGGCTGCCGTTTAAAACT